ATGGAAGACATATGCAAAAAATTTCCAAAAATATGTAACTGCCCTTATAAAGACGATATTGACAGAGACCTTAAGAACAATAGAAGCCCATATTATGTCGCAAAATGGTTAAAAAATACAGAATGCCCTATCTCTGAAAGTACTGTTCGAGCATATCAAAAATATTTAATTAGTATTGGTGAGATTGAAATAAAACAAAAACAAGCCTCCCCATCACATGCTGAAGACAACCTCCTAACTAAACTTGAAAAGAAAGCAACACTTGCCTTGGAAAGTTTGGACATGGAGAAGGTTAGTGATAACGTAAAAGTCCAGTTGATACTTGGAGCTTGTAAATTGATTTATGGTAATAAACATCTTATTGATGCTAATGTTGATTCCAAGGTTACAATGAATAATCTGTTTGATGATGAATTGATTGATGAAATATTAGGTGGGAATATTAATGAATGATTGCGGAGTGTACTCCATCACTAATCTCAAAAACGGGAAAGTGTATATAGGTTCTTCAAAAAATATTTCGGATCGTTGGTGGCATCATAAATATGACTTGAGGAAGTGAGTTAAATGACTGCTACATCACAATTAGAAAAATACAAAGCAGTTATGAATGATTTATACAATTTCTATCAGTATTTTGTAATTAACCATTTCAATAAAAAAATCATTCCTGCACCACACATCAAAAAGTTAAGCAAAGAATTAATGAAAATGTATCGTGGTGACTTTCGCAAACTAACTGTGTCAATGCCACCAAGACACAGTAAGAGTTCATTAATCACATTAGCTTTCCCATTATGGTTGATTTCAAGAGACCCTACTTTAAATATAATGGTTATTAACAGCACATTCACATTATCCGAATCATTTGGTATACGTATAAGAGACCTATTCCATTATTATGGTGAAAAATTAGGATTACGAATATCTGACAAAAAACATGCAAGTGGATGGATAATGTTTGAAGACCTTGACGGAAACCTAACTGGAGGAAGTATAAGACTAATCGGTATTGGTGGACAAATTACTGGTTTCGATGCTGATTGGATTATCGTTGATGATTTAGTGAAAGGGGTGCAAGACACAACTCCAACAGTACTTGAAAAAACCAAAGACTTCTTCAATGGAATTGTAATGCAAAGAGTAGAACCTCACACCAGGTTAATAGTGTTAGGGACCATCTGGCACAGTGATGACATCTTATCTTATTTACGTTCAGAACATGCAGAAGAATATAAAATAATGGACATGCCTGCATATGACCTGGACAACAATACCTTATGGTCCAATAGATATGACATTGATTTTTTCAAAGAACGTGAAAAAGAAATGGGAACAAGATTATTCCAAGCATTATACTTATGCAACCCATTAGATGAAACTGGTGAATTCTTCGACACTACCAAACTACAATTCATTGACCGATTCAACCCAAACAATCCATTGATTGATGGGAAAGTAAGAAGTTACGATTGCGCTTACAGTGACGAAAGCAAAGGAGAAGTCAACGACAGAACAGCATCAGTCAAAATGTACCATACAATTGATGATCATTACATCATAACCGAATTATCTGTCGGGAGATATGGTGACAAATTATTCAATAAAATAAAATCAACCGCAAGAATCGATACGCCAAACATTCCAATAGTGATAGAAACAGGAACTGCTGGAGGAAGCAGCCGAGCATTATTCGATGTTTATAAGAAAGAGTTACAAGGTTACAATGTCAAACAAAGTAAACCATTAACAAGCAAAGTAGACAGAGCATTCGGTTTCAAAGAAGCCATACTTGATGGTAAAGTCTATGTTTGCCTTAACGATGAAGCAAGAGAACAATTATTACAAGAAATGAAAGGATTCCCATTAATGAAAAGAGATGACATCATTGATGCATGCAGTTACGCTTTTAACTATTTATTTGAACATAAAAACACTAGTACAATCGCAACCAGTGGTAAAAGAACAAGGAGACGTATTAGATGATTGGTATTTACTGTTATCAAGATATTCAGAACGATAATGAAATCGTTTACATTGGAAAGGATAGCAATATTGATAGGAACATACGATACAATGCACATAAAAAACCTTCCCAGTATAATTGCCAGCAAATCAATAGGGTAATTCAAAACAACCCGAATAGGTACAAATATAAAATCTTGAAAAAAAAACTCAGCGAACAAAAGAAAGGGAAAAACAATCATCAATACAAAGATTATTATCGAATTAATAAAGCTGGAAAACGTCGCAACAAACAACAATACAGTATTTATAAAGAGGGTAAAGTGATTAAAACCAGTGTCCATATTGATAAACTCTTAAAATGGTTTAAAGAAAATTACCCTGATGAAGAAATTAAGGAGTTGAATACATGAGTATTCTTTCAGATTTAAAAAACAGATTATTCAAAACAGAAACAATCCCTACAACATCTGCACATACTACTCATACATTGAAAAGGTACAGTTTAGGCGACCGTACAAACCGATTGGGATACAATACAGGAATGGAGGTAATGCAAGACACTACTGTTTCAATGTGTTATGATGTACTTAAATACTTACTGTCAAGTAAACAATGGGTATTAATCGCAAATGAGAATGATGACCAAGGAGTATATGATTTTGTTAATGATATGTTATTCAACATGGAAACAGAATTGAATGAAGTTGTCAAAAGAATGATTGAGGCAATGTTATGGGGATTCCATATTGAAGAAATGATATTCGATGTAAATGAAGATGGCAGATTAATCTGGACAAATACAGTTCCTGTTGCTATCCAAACATTGCAGAATGACCCTTTCCAATATAATGATGATGGGGAATTAATTTCAATCCATCAGGAATATAACAACAAAGAATCTGACATTCCAATCAACAAATGCTTGAAATACACTTTCGGTGATTTCACATCAGATTATGGACATGGAATTCTATTGGATGTTAAGGATTTGGTTGAGTATAAATTCAACACTACCAATTGGTTACTAACATTCCTTGAAAGACATTCCCTACCGTCACTGGTGGGTAAAACTGACAATCCAATGAGCCGTGATGAAATGCTAGATGCCTTTGCAGATATGCAAGACGGGACATTAGGAATGACTGTTGGATTAGAAGATGAAGTCACAGTACTTGAATCCAACCACCATGGTGAAACCTTTTTCAACACTTTCAGTTACTTGGATAATCAGATTGTTAAAAGATTCTACATTGGTGATTTGGTAATGGGTACAACTTTATCAGTAGGATCATATGCAAGGACTAATTCTCAATTGGATTTCTCACAATTAGTATATGATGGATTGCTGGAAGAAGTAGCGAATTGCATTCAAAGACAAGCAATCAACCGTATTGTTGAATTCAATTTCGGCAATATTAATTTGGCACCTACTTTCAGTTTTGATAAATTCAAAAGCGGGGATATTCAGGCATTGTTTGAAGTTGTTAAACCGTTGATTGATTCTGGTGTTGTTGACAGTGAAAATGCTGCTGTGCAGGATAGTATTGCTATGCTGTTTAAGAAGGAAACTGGATTGTCTTATGTGAATGATGAATTAACAATGCCTGATGAGAATTTTGATTACACTGAACCAACCGAAGACCTAACCACAACTATCATTGATGATTTGGATACTGTAATTACTGATATTGATTTAAATGAGTAACCAAGATAAACTGATTAAGCAAGGGATTAAATATACTGACCGTCTTTTCGATGAAATCAGTAAAAGGATTGAGAAAGGAGTACGTAAATCCGATACATTGGAAGAATTCCTTATACAGTACCACAAAGCATTTCCTGAAAAAGGCAATCCATTGGTTAGTCTTGGTTATGATAAAGAAATGTTAGACATTATACTCAGTGAAACCAACAATCACAAATTCAGTAAACCTGCTCAGAAAGAGTTGGTTAGGATTACGGTTAATGATCGTGTTGGTGATTTGATAGTTGATGTTGGTGATGATGTTAAGGAGTCTGTCCGTGAGATTGTCCGTGATGGTTATGATAATAATCTGAGTCAAGATGAGATTGCTGAGAACATATCCAATCGTGTCAGTGTGATTAAGAATAAAAGGGCTCGTGCGATTGCAAGGACTGAGATTGCAAGGACTGCTACTATCAGTGATTATGTTATTAATCGTGAGCGTGGTGCTAATGGTTGGTATGTTGAATGTCGGAATACTGCATGTAAGGTTTGTAAGAATGCTTGGCACCGTGGTTGGAGTGAGGAAACTGATGCGAGTTTTACTCCAAATGATACCAGTGCTGGTGGTAAAGGTTGGATAGGTGACCGTATATTCTCAATGAATGATACAAGCATGTTACCGCCGATTCATCCGAATTGTTATGATAAAGAAACCAAAGTATACACAGATGATGGTTGGAAATACTTCAAAGACTTAACAGATGATGATTTGGTCTTGTCTTTAAATCCACAAACCAATGAAACTGAATTCCTAAAACCAGTTCAAATAATCAAGCATAAGAATTCTGATGACTTCTTATATCACATTCATAATCGATGGTTTGATGTATGTGTAACATCTGACCATGATTGTTTTATTCATCAACGCCGTGATGGTGGAAATCGTGGACGATATTTTGAACCACAGTTCCGCAAACCATCTGAATTATCAAGCGAAAGTTATTTTGTAAGATGTATCGATACTGACCGTGAAAATCCAAATATGATTAATATTAATGGATTGGAGTTTGAACCATCTGACTTCGCATTCTTTATGGCATGGTATATTTCAGAGGGTAGTGTATTGCATAATCCTGAAACTGCTAAAGCACATGGTTATCCAGTTAAGATTACTCAAGAGATTGGAGAGAACCGTGAAGTGCTTGAAAGAGAACTCCAAAGAATATTCGGTTATCTTGGTTTCAGAGTTGCAATCGGCAAATCCTATTTTGAAGTGTACTCTAAACAATTATACGATTACTTGTTACCTTTAGGTTATTCTAATGAGAAATACATTCCAAAAGAAGTATTCGCTTTGAATAAGGAATGTTTGAACATATTCCTTGATAATTATGTGTTAGGTGATGGGCATGAGAGAACCTGTAATAATGATTTGGTGCAGAATTCATCTGAAAGAATTTTATTCACTTCAAGTAAACGATTGAGAGATGATTTAAGTTACTTAATATTGTTGTGTGGTTTTTATCCAAGTATTAGTATTCATACTCGCAAGGGAACTGTTACAAAGCATAGGAATGGTGAATATACTCAGAACCACGACACTTACAGTATAGCAATTAACAAAAGCCAACGCACTTCTTTTAGTAGTTGTACTGTGGATAAGATACCTTACGATGACTTTGTTTATTGTGTGGAGTTACCTAAATGGCATACTTTATGGGTTATGCGGAATGGTAAGACTTCTTGGAATGGTAATTGTAGGTGTGTTGTGTATTATACACATGAGGAACCGAATGTTAGTGTAGAACCAGTACCACAGAATACTACAACAACCCAAACTAATGGAGATGAAAGTATGGATGTTGTTGATGAAATCCAAGTCGAAGGTTTGGAAACCTTTGAAACATTTGTAGAAACAATTAAAAAAGACAATAAGAAGTTATATAAACAATGCAAAAGACACGACTGCTTTGAAGAAGCATACGACATTCTTCGTGAGTCACAAGTTAGTGAATTCAGTTTAGATGAAGTCCAAATCATCGACATTGCTCAATTAAGAAAAGATGACTTGAAAGAATACATTCAATGGACAGATGTTGACTTATTTGAAGAAATTGATGGATTTGACATATCATGGAAGAAATTCTGCGAAGCATTTGATTTGATGTACGAATTCTCTAATGGCAGAGTAATTATTGATATGGAAAAAGTCCGCAATGCGGTTGTGGAAGGAATTAATGAACAAGGATACAGTCTTTGTTATGGAATGGAAAATCCTTCCAAAAATAAGAAAGGCGAAAAAACCTTGATGTTAGCAATTGATTTTTAATTTTAACTAATTTTTAAACTTATTTTTATTTTTTACATGCCTATGATGTTACACTAGTCTTAGCGGAGGCTTATCAAAAACCTGAGGTGAATTACCTATGAGTGAAGAACTAACCAAAGAACAATACCAACAAAAAATAGCAGAACTC